TCCGATCTCCAGGTGGCACCTATATTGTAACTGGACCAATCCTATTGTATCCATTTTCAAATATAGTAGGAGATGGCATGGAGTCCACCATCATCAGCCAAACTGATGCCACAGAAGAATGTGTCATGCGAACTTGTGATTCCAACGGCAACACATCAACCAGCATAGGTGATGATGGAGCCAGTGTGCCTGAAGGTATTGCAATCAAAGATATTCAACTAACAACTAATTCTGATAACCATATTTTTATCATTGATAGTGCCATTGACTTGCATGTACAGAATGTCCATTTCAAAGGAAACTTTACCAACCAAGATGGCCAAACAAATGGCAAAGCATGTGTTGACATTAGAGGCACACAAGCAAACAAATCTTCAAGGTTGTTTTTTGTAGGTTGTAATTTTGAAAAAAGTGAGTTTGGTTTAAACTCTGACTTTGATTGTCAGGACATTCTTATAACTGGTTCAGAATTTCAAAACTTGCATAGGGGAATGAATCTCGGCGAAGGCGCTGATGGCTCCACTGGGGGTAAGACACTAGGACCAACAGGCGTGTTAGTACAAGGAAACAGATTCGATCAGATCGATGGAGAGGGTGTATTCATTCACAGCAATGGTGGTAGACCTGAAGGCAACGTCTTAGCAGGAAATTCCTTTAGAGATGTTGGCACCAATTCAGATGATTCTTCCGAACTGCCTGCTTTAAATTTTGAACATGCAAATAATTTTGCCTATGGCAATTATTTTTTTAGATCTGACTTGATGTCTAACTTTGCAGGTTCGCTGTATCATGAAACTCCAGTAAGAAATGAATTAACACTCAGTGACAACGCATCAACATTTCAAAATGCAATTGACCCACAAACAAACACTGCTGTACAAGTTGACAATCAAAGAGAAGTGCATGTTGACATTGACTATAGCATCACTAGAGGCACTGCTAAACGTAGAGGCACACTCAGAGTTGAGTCCACTCCAACTAATGTTGTGTTCACAGACGAGTTTTCTGAGAATGCTTCAACAGGTGTTACGCTGAAAGTTAATGACGCAGGCATATTACAATTCAAAACAACTTCAACTGGCGACACAGCCAGCATGAAGTACCGCTTTCAAAACTTGGTCTAAGACTTAATTATCCACACACCAGTACAACTTTATCGTTTACTAAAGAGCCTTTTCATCATATACTAAGTATCACACGTTTAATCCATAACGCAATTTAAAATACAATGAATAAACCAAACGAAACAAATATTATTAAAAGAGATGGCTCCAAGGAACCACTAGACATAAACAAGATGCACTTTGTTGTTGAGCAGGCTTGTGAAGGTCTTACAGGCGTGAGTGCATCTCAAATTGAAATGAATTCTCACATACAGTTTACCAACAACATGACATCCAAGGACATTCAGGACATATTAATACGTTCTGCTAATGATCTTATTACACTTGAAAACCCCAACTACCAATTTGCGGCAGCTAGACTATTGTTATGGAACGTGTACAAAGAGGTATTTGGCCAATTTCAACCAAAACATTTTTATGATGTTATCAAACAAAATGTTGATCGTGGCGTGTATGATGCACAAATTTTTGACAACTACACAGAAACAGAATTAAAAAAACTCAACACTTGGATAAAACATGACAGAGACTTAGACTTTACATATGCTGGTTTACGTCAAGTGGTAGACAAATATCTTGTGCAGGATAGATCAACAGGACAGGTGTATGAAACACCACAGTACATGTACATGATGATTGCGGCAACACTGTTTGCAACATATCCTGCAGACACTAGAATGTCATACATTAAAAAGTATTATGATGCAATATCAACATTCCAAATCAACATTCCAACTCCTGTGATGGGCGGAGTGAGAACTCCAATCAAACAGTTTGCTTCATGTGTGTTGGTGGATGTGGATGACACACTGCCTTCAATTTTTTCTTCAAATTCTGCTGTGGGATATTACATTGCACAGAGAGCAGGCATTGGTTTGAACTTGGGACGTATCCGAGCAATCAATTCAAAGATCAGAGGTGGCGAAGTTGCACACACTGGTGTGGTGCCATTTCTCAAAGTGTTTGAAGCCACTGTGCGTTCATGCACACAAAATGGTATCCGTGGCGGATCAGCCACTGTGCATTTTCCAATTTGGCATCAAGAGATTGAAGACATCCTTGTATTAAAAAACAACAAAGGCACTGAAGACAATCGTGTGCGTAAATTGGATTACTCCATACAGATATCAAAAATATTCTATGAAAGGGTTTTACAAGATGCAGACATCACCCTGTTCTCGCCACATGATGTGCCAGACTTATATGAAGCATTTGGCGACAATGAAACTTTTGATGAATTGTATATAAAGTATGAAAATGATCGCAAGACACCCAAAAAGAAAATCAAAGCCATGGATTTGTTTTCTGCACTGCTGAAAGAAAGAGCAGAGACAGGCAGAATATATGTGATGAACATTGATCATGCCAACTCACACTCATCCTTCAAGGATCCTGTGCGTATGTCTAACTTATGTCAAGAAATTACTCTACCAACTGTGCCTATCCAACACGTTGATGATGACCAAGGAGAAATTGCACTTTGTATATTGTCTGCTATCAACGTGGGCACTCTTAAAAATCTTGAAGATCTAGAAAACCTTTGTGATCTATCTGTCAGAGCACTGGATCAAATTATTGATTATCAAGGATATCCTGTGAAGGCTGCTGAGATATCAACCAAAGCAAGAAGATCGCTTGGAGTTGGCTACATAGGACTTGCACACTATTTGGCTAAAAACAAAGTAAAATATTCTGACAAAAAAGCATTAACATTGGTACATGAACTTACAGAAGCATTTCAATACTATCTATTGGTTGCTTCAAATGAACTGGCCAAAGAGCGTGGCGCTTGTGAATACTTTGATCGTACAAAATATGCAGATGGCACACTTCCAATCGACACATACAAAAAAGATTTAGATGAAGTGTGTGGAATAACACTAAAATATGATTGGGAAGATCTAAGACAAGGCATCAAAGAACATGGCTTGAGACATTCAACACTGTCTGCACAGATGCCATCAGAATCATCAAGTGTTGTTTCAAATGCAACCAACGGCATCGAACCGCCACGTGCATTGTTATCTACAAAGAAAAGTAAAAAAGGACCATTGAAACAGGTGGTGCCACAGTATCAAACACTTAAAAACTATTACACTCTGCTATGGGATATGCCTTCCAATGAAGGTTACATCAACATTGTTGCTGTGATGCAGAAGTTTTTTGATCAAGCCATATCAGGCAATTGGTCATACAATCCACTACACTTTGAAAACAATGAAGTGCCAATGAGTGTGATGATCAAAGACTTATTAACCACATACAAGTTAGGTTGGAAAACTTCTTATTACCAAAACACATATGACTACAAAGGTGAAGAAGACACAGTCCAACCACAAGGCATACAAGATACTGTGGAAGAAGACAAAGTGCAGTCAATGGTTGATGCAGTATCTGAACAAGAAGATGATGAAACCTGTGATGCATGTGCAATATAGGTTGACGAAAACAAACAAGGAAGTATAATTAAACTACAATGAGCAAAACAGTATTCAACAGAAATGAAGTAGACTTCACAAAACAACCCATGTTCTTTGGTGAAGATCAAAACACACAAAGATATGATCAATTTAAATATCCAGAAATGGACAAACTTAATCAACGTATGCTTGGTTACTTTTGGAGACCAGAAGAAATATCTCTGCAGAAAGATCGTGCAGACTTTCAAACTTTCCGCCCAGAACAAAAACATATTTTTACGGCAAATTTAAAATATCAAACATTGTTGGATTCAGTACAAGGCAGAGGTCCTTGTTTAAGTTTCTTACCTTACTGCTCATTACCAGAACTAGAAGGTTGTATCATTACTTGGGACTTTATGGAAACAATCCATTCACGTTCCTACACATACATCATGAAGAATGTGTATGCTGATCCTTCCGAAGTGTTTGATACAATATTAAATGACGAACAAATTGTAAAACGTGCAATATCTGTCACAGAAAACTATGACAGATTTTCTGAACTTGCACAAGACTATTTTGTCAAAGGCAAAGGCGATATCAAAGAAGTTAAGAAACAATTATATCTTGCTATGGTAAATGTTAACATTCTAGAAGGACTAAGATTTTATGTGTCGTTTGCCTGTACATTTGCATTTGGCGAACTTAAACTTATGGAAGGCTCTGCAAAGATTATATCATTCATTGCTAGAGATGAAGCCACACACTTAAACTTGTCCACTCAGATCATTAAAAAGTGGCAAGAGGGTGATGATCCAGAAATGAAAAAGATTGTTGAAGAATGCAAGGACGAAGTGATAGACATGTATAAGTTATGTGTCGAAGAAGAAAAAGCATGGGCCAAACATTTGATGAAAGAAGGCACAATCATAGGACTTAACGAAAAACTATTAGGAGACTATGTTGAATTTGTTGCTAACAAGAGAATGAAGTCAATTGGATTTGATCCATTATTTGATCGTCCATTGAACGCAAACCCATTACCATGGACACAGCATTGGTTGAGCAGTGCTGGCTTACAAGTGGCTCCGCAGGAAACAGAAGTGGAAAGTTATATAATAGGTGGCGTTAAACAAGATGTCAACAAAGACACACTAGCAGGTTTCAAACTGTAATGTTGATTGATTCAGGTTTCCAAGCCAATGACATCATTGCGATGCGTATTCAAGGTGGCGAAGAAGTAATTGCAAAATTTTTATCACAGGACGACAAAACAGTCAAAGTTAGTAAACCACTGGCATTGGCAGCCACTCAACAAGGCATTGGCATGACACAATATGTAATGATGGCTGATATGACCAAAGACTTTGTATTCAACAAATCATCTGTTGTGACCATGCAAAAAGCCAACAAATCTGCGGCTGACAATTATATCAAAGGCACCACAGGCATACAACCTGCTTCTTCGGTGCCACCACTGCAAACCAAGTAGACAAAATCTCAAAACAAGTATAAAATAGTATTGCTGGCGTAGATGCTACACTGGACCCGGGATCAACCCCGGCGCCTCCACCAACAGACTCCCTTTCGGGGGCGAGTGGATTGACAGGTAGAGTAGTTGGCAAATTACAATCGCAGAGGAAACTCTAGCACTTGCGGCCTAATTAATTAGGCAGGCGGGGATTGGCTCACCTGGCAACAGAACGAGCCAAAATAAAATGTTTGATATAACAGAATTAAAATCCATAGAGTTTGAACTTGCAAATAAATGTAATGCCAAGTGTCCCCAGTGTCCAAGATATGTCAATGGTAGACTAGTTCAAGGTTTGAATAAAAATGAAATATTTCTACAGGACATCCAAAAATCTATTGCACCCGACACAATTAAAAACCTATCACACGTGACATTCAAAGGCACCACTGGTGATCCATCATAGCAAAAGATTTTTTGTCTATTGTAAAATATTTTAAAACTTTAAATCCTACAATAAAAGTGTGGATAGCAACCAATGGTTCGATGTATAATTCAAGATACTGGCAGACACTTGCAGAAATGCTAACACCACAAGACAAAGTAGTGTTCGGTATAGACGGACTTGCAGATACACATCATATCTACAGAGTGGGCACTGATTTTCATTCTGTGTTATCTAATGCAAAAAGTTTTATACATGCTGGCGGCAATGCTCACTGGCAATTTATTAAATTTTCCCATAATGAGCACCAATGGAAAGATTGCAGAGATCTTGCACAATCCTTAGGGTTTACTAACTTTATTACCTTGCATTCGGATAGAAATTTTGCTCAAACAGAACTATATCCATCAAGTGATTTCATACATCAAAAACCCACAGGATGTGTATCTTGTCAAAGTTGGAACAAGAAAGAAGTTTTTGTGTATGCTGATGGCACCATATATCCATGTTGTTTTTTGGGAGGAATGCATGCATGGTCAAAAGACACACAAGCAGAACTAGATTACTCAATGTTAATCCAACTGACTGACCCTACTGTGTTGAGAATCCCAGACCATTCATTAGAACACATCATCACTACAATGCAGTTTCAAGATTTTTCAAAGGTGTTTGATACACCATTGAGACCTTGTAAAAAATACTGTTCTTAATTAAATATACATATTAAACCACTAGGAGAACAGTATGGCAGATACAAACGAAGACGGCAAACTTGAATTGTCGATCAGAGTATTGGGCAATGAATTGATTGCTATCAAAATGGAAGTGAACGATTTCAAAATGAAATGGTTGATTGTTGGAATTGGTGCATTGGTTGGACTTGGCTATGCTGTGTCATCATTTGGTCCTAATCTAATGTATACTTTTGGAGCGATGTAATGTTGAAGTGGGTAGGTTACATCACAGCAATAATTCCTTTGATAGGCGTAGTGTATGGAGGCCTTAGAATAACCAGTGATCTACAAACATCAATTGAAAAGTCTATTCAGTCATCAGATAGTGCTCATGTTAGAATTGACTCACTTATACAAGCAAAACAAGATATCAACAAACAATTATTAGATTTACAATCAATCAATGCCGAAGTGACCGGTGTTGTAGGATCATTAGAGCGTCAAAAAGATGACACAGTTACACGTGGACAATTAGACACATTGAAAGATCAA